AATCAAAGCCAATGGATCAAACACTACAATCAGTGCTATAATTACCCAAGTGACTGCTCGTTCTAATATTGTAGGATCTGTATCGCCGTAGATAAACGAGGCGATATATTTGATCGGTCCTACTTCGGCTTCAACTTGCCTGAGTTCTTTGGCAATCGGACCTCGTTCTTGTGCGAGGACACCAATGCGAGCCTGTGAGTTAGCAATATCATTTTGTAGTTGACCACGTTCTTTTTGTTGACTTCTTCTAAGGGCGGCGGCTCTAGTGGCGCCGGTCTCACTGGTAGATCTTGCCATAGTCTGGTCAACAGTGTCATCCATCTGTTTAAGTGCTCTTTTGGCTGCATCGACGTTCTCCCTCTCGGTTTGAATTTTACCATCAACGACTGCTAAACGATCAACAACATCCCCGCTGGGCATTGATTGATCTAAATGAGCCTTGGATAAGAATCCAAATATACCCATACTGGTGATCAACATCAACACCGTAATGGCCACAACCAAATATGTTCTAATCAGTTTTGGAGCAATGCTCCAATTTTGTTTAATCCATACTGTGGCTACAATCTTACCTACTTCTAATGAAACCCCCATAATAATAATAGGGACAACAGCACTGGCAAAAATAGCAGCAAGGCCGGCTACGCTATAATAGACAGCCACTGCCGAAACACATAACCCACTAATTAATGTTAGATAAGCAATTAATTTTTCATTAAATGATACACGCATGCATCTATTTAGTGTACTAACGCCTCATACTGGAAATTTCTTTGGCTTCTTCGTCGCTAAAAATAGGCACAGCATTGCTCTTGTGCATAGTACCAATGCCCCGAACCTTGGTCCCTGTATAGACTGGGTTAGGAGTCTGTACACACGGTGCCCAAGTAGATTCTAGGCTGGCGATACGAACAGTCTCACGACCAGGCGGTGGACCAGGATTGTAAACCAGTGGAGGAGAATTTAGGGCACGACGTTTACTGCGTTCTTCTTTTTCAACACCCTGTCGTTTAAGTAGATCTTTCCATTTGGCCTCTAGTTCTTCTGCCTGTTGCTTGGCTTCAGCACTGGCCCATTTTTTCTTGCCACGTTTTTTACCCGTAGTGGTAAGCCACGGGCCTTCAAGATGAAATGCCATAATTAGTCGTTGACTTGGGTGTAGTTGAGAACATTGCCAGATCCGTATTGGGCTTCGGCAATCATTTTGGCTTCATATCCATGGCTGGCATGGATAATGACATTGGCAGTCTGATACTGATTAAGACGAATCCAAACATTGAACTTATACATGACTGTTCCTCGAAAGTTGAATTACTGTTGCAGTGTGTATATAATACACTGAACTGCTGCCCTTGTCAACAGAATCTCAGGCGTTGCTTAAATCATACAGTCCGGTCACCCCCGGTCCTTTGCAGTTTTTGTCATTCATAAAAGTACATACCTGATTTCGATTACTTGAAGAACTAAAACTAACATGGTGCCAAGGATTGCGGGTACCAGTGGTTTTGTATTCTAACAAAAATTGATCAAATTTGATGTTGTCTCTGATCCATAATGCTCGAGTATAGTAATCTTCCTTGCTAGCAGATGAGTACTGTATATCACAGGCCTGTCCGGATATGTGTTGACTTTTTGAATTGCCAATGTTTGCTCTAAATGAGCAGGTCATGAATGCATCTGAATATTTGTTCTTAATTGGATCAAAACAGTTAATGATCAATAGTCTCAAATTATCACAGACCTGTTGCACAGTCAATCCATTTTGTGGAGCCACTGTGGCAACATCATAAGGAAATACCACGCCGGGTTGTTTGGTAACTGTTTTAACATAGTATTTTTTGCCAGTCAATGGGCTATCGTAAAGTAGTGTATCGTCAATGGAATCGTTAAGTGTAACTGATCCTGTAGTTACTGACTGAACAGTACCATTTCCTGGTGCTGCTGTGTCAGTGGCAGCAGGATTTTCTCCGGCATTCTTACCTTTATCTATTTCATATTGAGTAATAGTGCCTTCCTTAATCAATCTTTCTTGGTTGATGGTTACCGCTTGTTCGTTATCTTCGCCGTCAATTTGATTTATAGCATTTTCTTGAGGGAAAGATGGAGAATCAATTAGACTTAATACAAACACATCAGATTTTGGTGAATCATGCAGTGCGACCTTTACCCCATTGATAAAAACATTTCCACTACTGTAAACATCAAGAATTGATGGCAATGGACTGGATTTCTGGGCAACTCCAGGAACGGCTATATATGGCATACTCTCATCCTTGTTTACATTATTTAACGTAAAGCAATACCGGTGGTGCCTTGCATGTATTGATCTGCCGCATCTTTCTGACTAGGAACCATGGCAAATACATGTGATCGTTTTAGAGTAATGGTATTTTTAGCACCCAAGAACATCCAAGGAACCATGCCTAACCCGCCTTGTGGGCTCATGGTCAATGCTAGTGGACGCTCAATACAAATTTCATCTGCAGTTTCATTTTCAAATCGTGCAATCAATTCATCGCCGTTGATCAGTTTTAGACTGACAATATCACCGTTGCTTAAACCTTTATCAATTAACAATTTAATTTCCTTTTTAATTATTCATCGCCGATTAGACGGTCTAATGTCTTGTAATGATCATATGCTTTTTTCAATGCCGCAAATTTTTCCAATCGTTCAGCATCGGGTTCCTGCAGAATAGCCAATCTATCTTCGATCTTCTCTAATAGTTTACCTAGACTGCGGCCTTTCCATTTAATATCGCCTTCGAATTCGGCATCAGCCTTAACATGCAACCCAGAATTGGGGCCAATTGTAGACCAATTTGTACCAGCAGCAGTATAGAAAGGCGTGCTAGTGCCACTGGTAGTGTAAACATACGGACTGGCATGTGGATTGGTGGTAGCACTACCGGTACCGCTAGTTACATTGCCATAACTGTTTTGAAGCCCACTGGTACAATTCATGTTGTTCAACGCAGAAATATTAGCGGTAGTTAGAGCACTGAAACTAGTTAATCCTGTTAGGGCTGCTAGGTCAATTGAAGGAATAGTGGCTGTTTCTAATGTGTCAATTACATAAGGGGATTGGGGAACATATTCATTAGACATTTATATTCTCTTTTAAATATTTTTGTAGTTCTACAAATCCACCAACCAGTTGATCATTGACAAAGATTTGCGGAACTGATCGAGCAGCGGGAACCGACTCTAATAGTTGTTCCTTGGTCCACCCGTCGCCAATTCGACGTTCTTCAAATTCAATGCCTTGTTGATCCAGCAGTGCTTTGGCCTGATCACAATGTTGGCAATTGAATTTGCTCCAAACAATAGCTTTCATTTTTATCCTTTTTATAAATCTGGAAGTTCGTCATACGCCACATCGGCTGACATGGCCCCAATTACATAATTGGTGCTTTCAGATTCCTGCAGAGCCGTTTGTTTTTTTCCTATGTTCAAATGTTTGTTGAACCATGGAATAGGACTGGTTTTAGGATGGTCTGCGAGATACTTAATACCGATATCTTTGAGACGAACAAATGCTGTATAGTCTACAAAGTCACTGAGAATAGCAGCATTGAGACCAATGACAACACCCTTCTTGAACAAATAGTCTGCCCAGGCTTTTTCTTCTGCGATAACTTCCATATACATAGCATACACTTCATCACGACAAGAGTCAACAATTTGAGCAAATCTTTCGTCATCTTTTACTACATTATTGATTATCCATGCAGTCCATTCTGCATGCAATAGTTCGTCCTGTAGAATTAAACTGATAATATTGCCATTGCCAATAAAGATACGATTCTCTACCATGGCCAGACTGGTAGCAAAACTAACCATAAATCTCAGTGCTTCTAGGGCATAACTGGCATTCAGTGCCAACCAAATTGCTCGAACATGTTCAGTTTCAGGAACACCTACCGGTAGTAATTCTTTCTGACAATTTAATTTATGCAACAGGTCATAATATTTGCCTACACTGGAAGCCATTTCTACAATTTCTGTGGTATCATGAATTTTGTTAAATTCTTCTTTAGGAACACCATATACATTGCGAATAATATGACTATAACTCTTGCTGTGAATGTTGGTTTCGAAAAAACTCCAATTGCTTACCAAGGACTCTAATTCTGGAATACTGATTACCGGATTGAATACCTGGGCTGGCGCTCGTCCTTGAATACTATCCAGTGCTGTTTGTCTCAGTAGATTACTAGTGAATATGTGTTTGACTGCTTCACTGGCTTCTTTGTGATCCATTTTATCTTTGGTTAGACTGATTTCTTCTGGAACCCAAAAGAATCCGCGAGCCAATTCTTCAAATTTAGCAATCTTAGGATAACGATATTCTTCAAATCTTTGTACCGTAACCGCACCATCTAAGAACATTTTACGTTTCAAATAGTTAGTGGGTGTCTTTAAATCATATTGTAATTTACTCATAGTGTACAGGCCTCGCAATGTTCGTCGTCGATCATCTCCACCACTGGAGAATTAACCACTGTTGTGGTGGTCAGTATGTTTTTACTACCTACCTTGTCTAAAAGGCTATAATACAGGGTTTTAATCCCCCATTTATAAGCCAACATCAAATTCTTAGCAATTAACGTACCTGGAACTTTTCCATCACGAAAATGTTTCGGACTATAAAAGGTGTTGGTGCTCAGGCTCTGGTCAATATAAGCGGCCAACACCGCGGCTGTTTTTAAGTAGCCTAGACAATCCGTCTGTTCCCACATAAGTTGATAGCGGTTTTTTAATCTACGA